CCGACAGGTGACGTGCTTGTGTCATCTGATAGTACGGTGTCAACATATAATATAGTAGTAGAATTTAGAAAAGAAAAAGGATTTACAAATGGCTGATACAGTTTCAAGCTTAACAATCGCAGATACTTCAGGTGTCAAGTTTACAACTAAACTTACAAACTTCTCTGACGGTACAGGTGAGACCCTAGTCAAAAAAGTTGACGCTTCTGAATTAACTTTTATGACTGAAGATGGTAATAGAAAAATATCAAAGTTATATTGGTCAATCAATACCTCAGATAGTAAATCAGCAGTAGAACTTATATGGGATGGCGAAACTAACGCTACCGCAGTTTTATTGTCTGGTCAAGGTTTTTTCGATTTAAGAGCAGATGGTAATGAGATAACAAATAACTCGACAACACCTACAGGTGATGTTTTACTATCTACAAAAAATTTTGCAAATGGTGATAATTACACGATTATTGCCGAGTTTAGATAATAATTTGTATAAATATTAGTAGAGAAATTAAGAGATAGATACTTATGAAGCTAATTACCGAAGAAATAGAACAAGCGGAATACATTGTAGAAGAAACTAATGGCAAAAAAAATTATGCCATCAAAGGTATCTTTATGCAATCTGACATCAAAAACAAGAATGGCAGAATGTATCCAAAAGAGATTCTTCAAAGAGAAGTTGTTAGATACAACAGAGAATTTATCAATAAAAACAGAGCATTTGGCGAACTAGGTCATCCAGACGGTCCCACCGTCAACCTAGAAAGAGTTAGTCATATGATTAAAGCTCTGTATCCAGAAGGCAATAATTTTATCGGAGAAGCAAGAGTCCTAGACACACCATATGGAAAAATTGTGAAGTCACTTATAGATGAAGGTGCAAGATTAGGCGTTTCTTCCCGAGGTATGGGCACACTATCAAATAGTCAAGGTGCCAATGTAGTTAACAACGATTTTTACCTTGCGACAGCAGCTGATATAGTTGCTGATCCATCTGCTCCAGACGCTTTTGTAGAAGGCATAATGGAAGGCAAAGAATGGATTTGGAATAATGGGATTTTGAAAGAAGCAGAGGTTAAAGAATTAAAAGTACAGGTTGAGAGTAAAGAACGAATCGCAAGAGCAGAGAAAAATGCTATTGTGTTTGAGAACTTTCTTAAAAAGCTGTAATTTTATAAATAATAGTTGACTATTTTATAGTCCAATTATTGCAATTTTAATATAAAAAGAAGAGGAAAACTAAAATGGAAAACGGTAAAACTGACGCTATGGCGCCGAAAAAAAATGCCGCTCCAGCAGAAGCACCTAAAACTTTAGGGGCAACTATTCAGAATGTTATCACTAAGGCTATCACAAGCCCAACTGATGGCAAAATTGATTTCGCACAAGGGGTAAACCACATTACTGGTGACCCACAACAAAAAAGTGCAAAACCTGCTGAGCCAATGCAATCTCTTAAAGCTAATTACGACATGAAACCTAAGTCTGAAACTTATGAAGACAAGGAAGAAGTTAAAGAAGCTGACGAGAAAGAAAAAGAAAAGATGATGAAAGCACAAGCTGACATTAAAAAAATGAACGCTCAAGTAAATGACAAAGAAAAAGAAATGAAAGAAGCGGAAGACCATAAGAAATCTGACATGATCAAAGCTGAGATTGAAAAGATGAAAGAAACTATGGCTGACAAAGAAAAAGAATTAAAGGCGCAAGCTGATAAGGAAAAAGAAATGTCAGAGGGCGAAATGCCTAAGGCTGCTTTAGACGCTTTGAAAAAGTCGCAAGACAAAAAAGAAACTGCTCACGATGGTGAGAAGAAAGACATCAAATCTCAAAAAGACAAAGAGATGAAAGAAGAGTCTGAAGACGAAAAGAAAAAAGACATCAAAGCAAATAAAGAACACGACAAAGAAGTTAAAGAAGAAGACGAAAAAGAAGATAAAAAAGATATTAAAGCTTCTGCAAAAGATAAAGTAAAAGACATGGATATGAAAGAAGACGTAGCTGCTCTTACAGATGGTGAAGAACTATCGGAAGAGTTTAAAGCAAAAGCTGCTACAATTTTCGAATCTGCTGTTAAAGCAAAACTTGTAGAAGAAATTGAAAAATTAGAAGGCGAATACGAATCAAAAGTTGCTGATAAAGTTGAAGAAACTAAATCAGAAATCGTAGAAAAAGTTGACGCTTATCTAAATTACGTTGTCGAGTCTTGGATGAAAGACAACGAATTGGCTATCGAAAAAGGTCTAAAGGCAGAAATTACTGAAGACTTTATTGGTGGCATGAAGAAACTTTTTGAAACTCATTACATTGATTTACCTGAAAGTAAATTTGATGTTGTTGAGGATCAAGCTGCAACAATCATTAAGTTAAAAGAAGATATGAACAAAACATTAGAATCTAATGTAGAGTTAAATCAGAAAATTGGCGAATTTGCTAAAGACGACATTATAAATGACGTATCTAGTGATCTTGCTCAAACTGAAACTGAAAAACTTAAAGGTTTAGCAGAAAGTATTGAGTATGTGGATGCTGCTGATTATAGAACGAAAGTAGAAACAATTAAAAATTCTTACTTTCCGAAATCAAAAGCAAGTGATACTGAATCTAATGAAGTAGCTGCAACAGATAACATGACTTCGGATGCTTTTGTATCTGAGTCAATGGCTGCATATTCAGCTGCTATTAGTAAAAACCAAGCTAAGAAGTTATACTAATAACTTTTTAGTAGTTTAATTAAACTAAAAGAGAAAAAGGAGAGATAAAAATATGTTTTTATCAGAATCTATACAAAACAAGTGGCAGCCTGTTTTAGACCATCCTGATCTTCCAAAGATCGGTGATAGTTATAAAAGAGCAGTCACTTCTGTTGTACTAGAGAACCAAGAGAAAAGTTTAAAAGAAGACGCTCAGTTTATGTCTGAGTCGGCTCCTTCAAACGCTACTGGTTCATCTATACAAAACTGGAATCCAATTCTTATCAGTTTAGTTAGAAGAGCAATGCCAAATCTTATCGCTTACGATATTTGTGGCGTACAACCTATGTCAGGACCAACTGGTCTTATATTTGCAATGAGAAGTAGATTCTCTAGTCAATCTGGCACAGAAGCTTTATTTAACGAAGCTGATTCAGACTTCAGTGGTAGAAATGCTGCTGGTTCTTCAACGAACACTGGATTCTCACAAACTGCACAGAATGGTGAAAACCCTGCTGTGCTTAATGACGCTCCAATCCCAGCTGCAGGTCCAAACTACACAACTGGTACTGGTATGACAACAGCTGCGGCTGAAGCTCTAGGCGATGCTAGCGGAAACGCTTTCGCTGAGATGGCTTTCTCAATTGAGAAATCAACTGTGACTGCTAAATCAAGAGCTCTTAAAGCTGAATACACTATGGAACTTGCTCAAGACTTAAAAGCAATCCATGGTTTAGACGCTGAAACAGAATTATCAAACATCCTATCTGCTGAGATCCTTGCGGAAATCAACAGAGAAGTTGTAAGATCAGTTTACAGAGGCGCTGAAGTAGGTGCTGCTGATAACGATAATTCAGACGCTGCAATTAACACAACAACTGCTGGTATCTTTGATTTAGATACTGACTCAAACGGAAGATGGTCTGTTGAAAGATTCAAAGGATTAATGTTCCAAGTAGAGAGAGACGCAAACACTATCGCTCAAAGAACGAGAAGAGGAAAAGGTAATATAATTATCTGTTCTTCAGATGTTGCCTCTGCATTACAAATGGCTGGTGTTTTAGACTACACTCCTGCGTTAAACAACAATTTAAATGTTGATGACACAGGTAACACTTTTGCTGGTGTATTAAACGGTAAATACAAAGTATATATCGACCCATATGCTGCAAACTTGGCGTCTAACGCTTCACCTGCTAAACAATACTATGTTGTTGGTTATAAAGGTACTTCACCTTATGACGCTGGTATTTTCTATTGCCCATATGTGCCACTACAAATGGTAAGAGCAGTAGGACAAGACTCATTCCAACCAAAAATTGGTTTCAAAACTAGATATGGTCTAGTAGCGAACCCATTTGCTGGTAGCGATGTGACTGGTACTGGTTCAATCACTGCTGATGGCTTAACTGCATTATCTTCTAACAGATATTACAGACGAGTACAAGTAGCGAACATCATGTAATAGTTTGTGCAAACAAATTCTAAAGAGGGGGCTTCGGCCCCCTTTTTTTTAGCATAAATAAAAGTATGAAATATCTACTAATCCTCTTAACAATTTTTATAGTTTCTTGTTCGAAACCATCAGTAAGCGTGTGGGATAAATTATGGGATAGAATAGATAATATGAAAGAAGAAGATAAGGTATCAGAGTCAGATCAAAAACTGATACAAGAAGCGACTGAAAAAGAGTGGCAAGAAGTAGATAAACAAACAGATAAATAGTAGCATGACTACTACAAAAGCATTAGATAGACAACCAACTAAATTTGACTATGCAGAACCTACAAAGTTTAGGTTTGGCGTAACCAAACTTCCTAAAGTAGAGTTTTTCTGTACGGCTGCAAACATACCTGGTATATCACTAGGTCAAGCAAGTATGCCTACACCTCTTAAAGACATACCTATACCAGGCGATAAATTAGATTATGATAATTTAACTATACAATTCTTGGTAGATGAAAGTTTAGAAAATTACAGAGAAATACATGGTTGGTTAACAGGTCTTGGTTTTCCTAAAGACCATGAACAATTTAGAAATCTACAAAACGCAGGAAGTGACAGATTTCCTACAACAAATAGTGTAAGTCTCAACAAAGAACTAGGAAAAGTAAGTACGGCAGTACAAGATGATGGTGGTCTATATTCAGACGCAACTTTATTTGTATTATCAAGTAAAAACAATGCAGCTTTAGAAGTTAGATTTAGAGATATATATCCTATATCATTATCTGGTTTAGACTATAATCAACAAGAAACTGATATACAGTATCTAACTGCTAGTGTGACCTTTGCATATAAGATATACGAATTTGCAGCTGTGTCAGGTGGCAGAACCATAGAAACTACATCATAAAGCTTGATTTTTTGAGTAGTTATGATATAATATCCATAGGATAAAATATCCATAAATATAAAAAGGTGAATACATAATGACGTTAGAAGAAATACAGACAATGGCAGATAAAGACTTGAAGATCAATGATGTTGAACTTGATTTAGAATCTTTAAAGACGCCACAATTACACAACAAATATTCAAAGTACCATTCAAAATATAAAAATCTTTTAAAGGTTGCTGAACAAGATTTAGCAAGAATTGTAAGAGAGAAGTGGGAATACTACACAGGTAAAGCAGACCCTAGTGTATACCAAGAAAAACCTTTTAATCTAAAAGTATTAAGACAAGACGTTGACAAATACGTTAAGTCAGATAGTGATGTTAATAAACTAGAACAAAAGGTAACATATATAGAAACAACGGTAGATTATTTAGAGAAGACTCTAAAAATTATATCAAATAGAACATTTACTATTAAGAATGCTATAGATTGGAAAAAGTTTACTTCAGGAGTTATTTAATGCAATTAAGAAATTCATACATGTTTTACAAGAGTGCTATCAAGCCAGATGTATGTAAGAAAATTATATCACATGGTTTATCAAAGATGGTTGTGGATGAAAGTCATGGTGTATCAAAAGTAGCTGCTACCTTTGATGGTAAAGAAAAAGGTGGCATAGATAGTCAAGGCAGGAAGATGTCTGATACTATGATAACAGGAGGCGCAAACAGAGAAACGCTTGCTAAAAAAGGCATTGACGTTGAAAGAGCCTATGTAAGAGATAGTGATATTTCATGGTTGAATGACAAATGGTTATACGATTTATTTCATCCATATATACATCACGCAAACGCACAAGCAGGTTGGAACTGGAAGTGGGATTTTTCTGAGTCATTTCAGTTTACAGTATATCACGGTAGAAAAGAAAATGGTGGTTTCTATGGTTGGCATGCTGATGGATCATCTGATTTTAGAAGTGCATATAAAGCAGCTGTAAAAGTAAAAGATGGTAAGGTACCACAATTTAAACCACCTAAAAGAGATGATAAAGGTTTTGTGATTATGAGACCTGATGGTAAACCTGAACCTGACATGAGAGGAGCTGATATACCTCTTAAAAGAGATAAGAAATCTTTAGCACCTGGATTTACTGATAATATACATATGTGGGATAAAGTAAGAAAAATAAGTATGACTGTTAATCTAACTAATCCTAATAATTATGCAGGTGGTAATCTAAAGTTTGATTTAGGCGCTCACGCAGGTAAGAAAAGATTTAAGGTATGTGAAGAAATAAGACCTCAAGGATCAGTTATCATATTCCCTAGTTTTACATATCATTGTGTCACACCTTGTACAAGAGGAACTAGATACTCATTAGTATTATGGAGTTTAGGAAAACCATGGAAATAAAAAAAACAGCAAAATTTTACGAAAAAAATAGATACGTTTTAATTAAAAAATTTATATCAAAAGAACAAGCCAACTATTTGTATCAATACGGAATTTTAAGAGCAAACAGAGCCGCTACTATGGCAAGGTCTAAATGGCCAGGTTATAGAGAAGATATTGATGGCACATTTACAGATCGACAAGTGCCAGGTACATATTCATGTTATGCTGACCCAGCCATGGAAACTTTACTATTACAAGGCTTAGATGGTATGAGAAAAGTTACAGGTCTTAATTTAGCGCCAACATATTCTTATTGGAGATTATATAAAAATGGTGATGTTTTAAAACGACATAAAGACAGACCAAGTTGTGAGGTATCTACAACACTTTGTTTAGGTTATAATAATGATAACTTAAAAGGTAAAAAGAAACATTGGCAATTATATAACTGGCCAATGTGGGTAGACAAAACAGGTGGCACTGGTAATAAAGGCACACCTATTCATATGGAACCTGGTGATATGATTGTTTATAGAGGTTGTGAAATAGAACATTGGCGAGAACCTTTTATAGGACAAAATCATGCTCAAGTATTTTTACATTATAACAATATAGATGGCCCTTACGGAACAAATTGTGTATTTGATGGTAGACAACATTTAGGTTTGCCTTCCGAGTTTAAAGACCCTAAAAAGGTACAGGCGATGGCAAAGGCAAACGCCGAGTTGTATAAAAAAATATATAATAAGTAGTTAAAGATTATGACTACAACTCGATATTTAATCATTGATAAACCAGATGAAGTCTATTTAAAAATAGAAGCAGAAGCCGATATTAGACGAGAACTTGGCCAATACTTTACATTTGAAGTACCTGGTTTTAAGTTTATGCCACAATACAGAGCAAGACAATGGGATGGTAAAATTAGATTGTTTAGTTATGCTAATGGTAAAATTTATGCCGGTTTATATCCTTATATAATTAAGTGGTGTGAAGAAAACAATGTACAGGTCGTAGATGGTAGTAAGATCAAAGATGTTCCTGTAGATGAAAAACA